CCCTGGGTAGAAAATCTCAAGAAAAGCTAAGATTTTGTACTGCGATTTCCCCAACATAGTCGCCAGCGTTACCGAAAGAACTGGCAGTATTTGTCAATTCTATGTAACCGTACCTCGTCATAAACGAAACGACTGGTTCGAACGATGTGGGATCCAGCACGACGCCAGAGCTCATCAGGGGGATGTAGGGGCAATAGAATGCCGCTGCATCAGCCTCAGACGAACCCTTGTATCCAACCAGCACCGGAGTGGAATCCGATGCGTAGCTGTCAACGAACACGCGCATTGCGCCGTTCAGTGTTCCAACGAACTTGGTGTTGGTGGGTGCTTCGAAAGTACCTTCTGTGGTACGAGCAAAAGCACTAGTTGTTGCGCTCTGGAGCACAGTCAAGCTAGCGGGCGAAACCACTGCCCAGTTACCGGCACCACGACGTGTGCGCTGAGCGATCAGGTTAGCAACACGGTTGATCAGAACTGCCAGGGCGGCATGCTCGTCACCAACAAATGTGGCTGTACCAGAAACGGTAGCTTGGTTGTATGTGAACTCTGTAGAGGCTAGCGAACGCAGGCTCAGCAGGATCTCTTGGTCGATTTCAGCCGTGATCTCTTGTGCCAGTGCTGCCATGATCTCGGCTTCTACGTCGATACCATGCATGGCCTGTGCGTCTTGAGCGGCTTCAAACGTCCAGCGAGCCTGGAGTTTACGTGTCTTGGCTTCAACAGCCTGCTTCAGGATCTGCACGGAGATCTGACGACCGCCTGTGCCTTCCATGATGCTGGTGTCTGCACCAGTGTAACGTGTTTGGGTGGGTTGAACCACGCCAGTTGTGACCGTGGATGCCGAGGAGTAAGCCTGGGCGATCTTGAACGGTGACAGTGCCTCTTCACCAGCTGTGGTGCTGGTAGCAGCGGCTGACTGATCGTTCATGGTGTTGGCATAGCGAACACGCAGCGTGTGGATCTGGCCAACTGGACCAGTCATGGGCTGCACACCAACGATTTCGTTAGCGATAACAGTGGGCATGACCCGTCGGATCACTGGCAGGATCACACGGTTGAGGGTAGCGATGTTGCCCGACATGGTCGAACCAGCAGTCGCATTCTCTTTCAGGTACTTGCGGGTGTTCTCGAGGATCACACCCATGGTGTTGCGACGGGGACCTTTGAGGCCTTCCATGAGTGCATCTTTGGTCTCGTCCCAACGGCTTTCTAATAGTTCTTGTGACATTAGAGTCTCCTTTTTACTATCACAGACCTGCCAGGCGCTTGATGTCGATCACGTTGGAACGAGGCTCGTCTTCAATCACCTTGACATTTTTATCACCAGTCACTGCCACGTGGCTCTCTGCGATCACCTGTTTAGCTTTCGCGGGTCTGCCTTCGGCCAGCACTGCTGGTAGATACTTCTCGAAAGCGCCTTTCAGACGGGCTGTCTGGACACTTTCCAAGAGATTCTTCATGACTTCGCGCTTTTCCTCATTGAGGGGTGCGAGCAATTCTTCCATCGTGCTGTCACGCTCGTTGGATTCCTTGATCATGCGGATCTCACGCTCTTTGGATTCGACGATAGATTCTTTCTCTTCGGCGATCCGGGTGGCTTCGGCCAGCTGCTGGTCTTTGGCATCGATCTCAGCGCGGAGCTTGCGAACTTCCGCGTTCTCGTTCAGATGTGTGGAGCCAAATTCCGCGGCATAAGCCTCGAATATGCGGCGACCAAACGAATTTTCACGAGCGATCTTGATGTCTTCTTGCAGTTGGCTGAGTTCAGCCTTGAGATGCTTGGCAACGGCCTGGCTCATCTTCGTGGCGGATTCTTTGACGAATCGTGCCTTGAGATCTTCCAGTTTGTCACGGGCACCGGCAACCAGGCGCACCTTGGTTTCCACCAGGTCACGCTTGTCTTGCTGGAACTCCATGATCTCTTCGGCCAGGGCTCGCACCACGAACTTCTCGAGCTTTTGCATGCCCTCGGTGTGCGATTTCCTGTCCTTGCGCAGTTCGCCAATTTCTTCGGCCAGTTTGGTGACCATGAAGTCGTTGAACTTCGTGGCTGATTCCTTCATCTTGACCTGGAAACGGACGCGATCTTCAGCAAGTGCTTGCTTTTCAGTTTGCACTGCTTGGATCTCTGCGGTGAGACCTTCTGTTACCATGCGATCTAGGGCTTCCACCATTACTGTCTTGTCATGCTCATAGCGTTGCGCAAACTCTTCTCTGAGTTCTGCGCGCACCTGTTCACGAGCCTCGGTCAGCTTGGCTTCCCATGCTTCCGAGATTTCCTTGCGGGTATCCTCGTTGATCAGATCGCTATCTAGTAGTGGCTTGAGTGCATCTAACATGCGTTTCTCCTAGATTTTGAGATCTTTGATGAGGCGTTTGACTTCCTCTTTCAAATATCTCTGTACCTTGTTGTCCTGACCAGCCTCTTTGGCCATTTCTAAAACCGCTGGACCATATTTCATGTTCATCAGTCCTTCGTAGATGGCTTTGGGATATGCGTTGGGCGCACTGGGTTGGGCAACAACATCGACAGTGACGATTTCAAAGTCACTGACATGTCCGTTGGCCTCGTTAACGTTTCCGCTACCGCGGCTCGAAACTCCTAGCTTCACACCCGATTCCAGCATGGTCTTGACCAGCTGTCCCATGGGCGTGGGCAATATTTTTAGTTTTCCGTAACCATTAGGGCCGTCCATCCACATGCTTTCAATCATGTGGCTCACACGGTCCAGGTTAACTTTGAGATCATCAGGATGATCCACTTCCCCAAGCACTGAGTATCCAGAGGTGATCTGTTCGTTGAGTTGCCCCACCGCTTTCTCGATCTCGCTCACAGGATACACACGCTCGTTGGCGTTTTTCACACCGCCTTGGATGCAGATGCCCT